GGAACGCCGGAGGCGGCACCGGATGGGAATGTTATACAAGCGTCGGCAAAACGAAAGCCGATGAAATTGCAACCGTCCTTTGTAATGAGGCAGAAAAGGAGTTTGCCCCGGATGGTTGGAAAATGCGTTTCGACCATTGCGACGGCGACCCGGACAAAGAAAGCCAATTTTATATTCTGAAACATACGGTTTGCCCGGCGGTATTATCTGAAAATTTCTTTTTTGATAATGAAAAGGATTGCCGTTTTATGATGAGCGACGATGGAAAAGAAAGGATTGCAAAGGTACATTTTGAAGCAATAAAGAAAATTGTATGAAAAAGTATTTGATTTGGGCGGCAATTGCGATGGTAGTTGCCGCCGTTGCAACAATATGGGTGCAACGAACGAAAATTGAAAAATTGACGGACGAACGGAACAGATACCGGGGAAATACAGAAACATTGTTGCAGGACGTTGAAACGTACAAAACAAAGGATAGTTTGAACGCCGCAAAAGTCGGGGTTTTGGAACTGAAATTGTCGGAGTTTGAAAGATACCGGGCGAGCGATGCGGAACTAATAAAAACCCTCCAAACAAAGAACCGGGAATTGGAAGCATTAACAAGCGCACAATGTCAAACGATAATTGATTTGCGGGGAACCGTCCGGGATAGTTTGGTATATGTTGACCGGGTTGTTGTTGATACATTACGATGTATAACAGCCGCCGACAAATGGTTTTCTTTTGATGGATGCGTTAACCGGAAAAATGAGTTTACCGGGAAATTTGTAAATCGGGATAGTCTGATAATTGCAGCAACCGTAGAATATAAAAGGTTTCTTAATTTTCTATGGAAAACAAAGAAAGTAAAGAACCGGGAAATTGATGTTGTCTGCAAAAACCCGCATACAAAAATAATGGGGGTTGAATACATTGAGATTGAAAAATAACTATCTTTGTATCGAATTACATTTGACCATATAAATAAAGATTGTTTTCAATGATTAGCCGGGTTACCCCCCGGCTTTTTTCGTTTTGCCCATTTTTATCCCCGTGGCGGGCTTTTCTTTCCCGGATGGATAAATTACACGTTTCGCCCGAAAAAGTGGCTTAAATCGAAAATTCGCCCAAAATAACTATCTTTTGAACCAAAAACAGAAATTTTTATAAAATCAACATAGAATAAAAAGAAATTCTTTTGGTAATTAAAATAAAGGTTGTATATTTGCATTGTCAAACAACAACGACGGGGCGTTTACCCCGAACAATTAAAAGAAAATCAAAATAGCAACAACAATTTACAACGGTTTATTATACACAACAAAAGAAATTAATCGCAATTTCCGCATTAAAATCAACGGTATTGTTGACGGTAAAAAGGTTAACAAGTTGGTCGGCGTAAAAGGATTGATTGAATTGATTGGCGTTGAAATGGCTAATAAGATGTTGTGCCGTGCATTTAATGGCACCGATGATAAAACCGTTTGCAAATTGCGCAGAGGAATAAAGATAAGTTTCTATGTTAAATAATATCCGACCAATCCAAAGTAATATGAAATTAGATGATTTAGACATCGAGATAAAAAACGAATTGTTGGAACAGCGCAAAGAACTTTGTTCAAAATGGAAACAAAACAGCGCATACGACATTTGTTTTACTAATACAGACGGAACACGTTATTTCAAAGCAAAGCGGGTTGTTTTATCATGGAATGACGACAAAGGGCATTATATGCCATTCGGGGGCGGTACGTATTGGCAAATAAGATATGGTAAAATAAAATGGGCAACCGAGAAAAATCCCATTGGCGGTACGGTTTATGTATGGGTTCAATCACGGGAAACGTTTTCAAAATCTGCAAATGGTACGGTTATACCAAATGAAGTAAAGACAAAGAAAGAAGTTTTGGAAATAGCAAAGCAAATAGGAACGTTGGTAATGTAAGACAGCCGGGGAAATAACCCCGGCAAAATTATAAATCATGGAAATAAAATTGACGTGATGGAAAGCATAATAATAAAAGAAATTGAAATGATGTTGGAACTACCTTCGCACGAAAGACAAAAAGCGTATTTCCAAGACTTATTAAACGCTGCAAAGCCCGTTAAAATTGTTCCGGCGGCTGATGTATTGGAGGATTACGAATTATATATACAGCATGTAATTAAGCCGCAGCCTAGACAATGTTATCGAAATTCCCATTTACTTTGCGAGGCGTTCCCGGAACGGATTCTTTATTGTGAGGGAAAAACAAACGTCCCAATACCGATTGACCATGCGTTTAACAAGGTCGGCGACGCATATATTGACATAACATTTGAATTTGCGTTGCATGAAAACCCGTCAATATATGAGTACGTAACATTTGGCGAGTACGACGCAAAGACCATACGAAAAGCAGTATTGGAAACCGGATATTACGGCGAAATTTACAAATGGTTGTATTATCAGAGTAAGAAATAAAAAGCCCCCCGGCGTCATAAATCAATATACACCGGGGGAATTTTACGCAGTAACCGAGAGCGATATTTGGTTGATGCGGTATTGCAAAGGTAGATTAAAAATCCGATTATCCAACGCACCTCGCAAAAATGATTTTAGAAACAAAGATATATTTTTGGAAAATAGATAAATGAAATACTATTGCATTTGCAAAACCAAAAATAATATTTATATTTGCAGAATAAAATTAGTAGTATGGAAATTTGGAAAGAAATAAAAGACTATGAGGGGTTATATGAAGTAAGCAATTACGGGCGTATAAAGTCATTAGATAGCAATATAATTTTGACGCCTTGTAAACCCGCAACGTCCGGTTTATGTGTTACTTTATCAAAAAACAGAGTAAATACGAAGTTTCAAGTTAGCCGATTAGTTGCGGCGGCTTTCATCCCGAACCCGGAAAACAAACCATACGTTGACCATATCGACGGGGTTAAGTATCATAATTTTGCAGACAATTTACGTTGGTGTACGCAAAAGGAAAATATGAACTATAAACCCGCAAGGCGAAATAAAATTAAATATAATTGCCAAATAGTCGGATATGGAGCGGACGGGAAAGAATGTGTTCGTTTTGACAATTATATAGATGCGGAAAATCGGGGTATGTACAGACATTTGATAAAAAAGAGTGTCGATACCGGGAAACCATATAAGGGAATTTTGTATAAAGAAGAAAAATAAAACCTACCGGGGGGAATACCCGGCAAAGATATGAGAGTAAAAGAAAGCAAAGAATTAAACGAGTTGGCGACCCTTTCCGGGAAACCCGCCAAACAGGTATCCGACATTATCGTTTCGGAATTACTCAATAAAAAAATAATTGAGGAAACGCCGGACAATTGGGGTTGCCCGATTTCCGATTGTTACGAACGGGATATTACCGTTGTTGAGATTGCCGGGGTTATACGTGCAATTGGTATCAACGTTGTAAAATCGGTACATTTGGACGCATTATTGGAATGTGTGTTGATTGGCGATGGGGATTGCCCGGAGTGTGGCGGCGAAATGGAGGTTACGGACGGCGAATATAAGCAAACAGGCGGGGACGGATATATTACGCCCCCGGAATATACCCCAATTTGGGAGGAAACAACGTGTACGCATTGCGGATACAAAGAGAGTAACGAACCGAGTTATTAACAATAAAAATTAAAGTTATGGCATTGAGATTAAGAGTAAACGAAGCAATCGCCCATTCCGAGGCGAACGGAAAAAAGGTATTGAAAAAGGATATTGCGGCCCGTTTATTTGAGGGTGCAAGCGAAAGCGCACAGCAGGTAAATATGACAAATCTTTGCAACGGGACAACCAAAAGGATTGTTCCGGAATGGGTAGTAATAATTTGCGAAATGTGCGGTTGTTCCGCCGATTATCTGTTTGGAATGGAGGATTAAAACCATGAAAAAGAAGTTTATCGAAAAAATGGAAAAGATGGTTGATGTTTTCTTTTCCGATGCGTGGCAAGCAAAGGTTTTTGCAATGATATTTAGCATTTTCGGAGTAATATGTTTTATTGCCGGATTTTGGAATTATATCCATTTTTTGTTTTCTGCAATGTGTGGATTAATGGTTTATGTATTGTTTAACGAATTAAAGAGCAAATAACATGAGAGCGAAAAAGAAACAGCCGGAAAACCCGGAAAAAAGTATTGCAAACACAATGGGTAACGCAGTAAATGCGGTTAAGAAGTTGGCGGAAGCAATGGGACAATTGCCCGCCGATAAATTCCCGGAAATAAACGATGAACAACAGATTGTCCCCGGATTGGATGCCATCGAAATAGAACAGCCCGCCGGGGCTTTTGAAATTGTGCCGGGCATGACGGTTGAGGAAATGACAGCAATGTTTTTTGATGGTGCGTTGATTGAACCGCCGTATAAAGTATGGCAGCTAAACAGCAAAGGACACCGATATTATTACAAGTTTGACGACAACGGAACCCCGGAATTTTATCCGTCAGTTACAACCATATTATCGCAGACAATGCCAAAATCGGAATTTCTGATTAAATGGATTGCCGACAAAGGTATTGACGAGGCGGAACGATACAAAGCAGAACGGGCGGCGTATGGTACATTTATGCACGCCCAATTTGAGGAACTTATAATTAACCGGGTTTATGATTTGGACGGACTGAAAGCCAAATTAAAAGATTATATTGATAACAACAAATTGCCAGCCGATTTCATTTATTACGCTGATGATTTCAAAAAGGACATATTGGCATTTGCGCAATTTGTTTTGGATTATGACGTTAAACCGTTAGCCGTGGAAATTGCGTTGGTACACCCCGTTCATAATTACGCCGGAATGATTGATTTGCCGTGTACGATGTTATCAAAGCCCGGTTCAAAAGAATACATAAACGCAATTGTGGATTTCAAAAGCGGGCGCAAAGGATTTTACGAAGAAGCGGAAATTCAGTTGCATTTATATGCGATGATGTGGAACGAAAATTTCCCGGATATTCCGATTGACCGTGTTTTCAATTTCAGCCCGAAAGATTGGCGAAAGAAACCGACGTACAATTTGAAAGACCAAACCGACAGCCCGAACGCAAAGAAAATCCCGTATCTTTTGGAGTTGGCAGCAATTGAGGACGAAAAACGGGATAATACATTTACGGCGGTTTCCGGGGAAATATCATTGGATAACGAACCGGATTTGACAAACAATATTGTTTCGCTGACGTTGGCGGAACTTGTTAAAAGCAAAGCCCCGGCGGAAAAGAAAAAGCCGGAACCGGAAAAAGCCGTTACCGTTGAGGATTTGAAGAAAGACCCGGAACCCGAACCACAGCCGGAACAGAATGTTATCAGTTGCGAAAAGTTTATTGATTTGATAAACAACGACGATGACAATTATTCATTATTCCAAACAACAGATATTGGGAACACATACGGCGTAAAATTGGTTGACGATGGCTTTAATTTAGACCAATACAGATGGTACAGCATAGCAACCAATATTTATAAATGTTCTGACGGGTTTGTTAAAGTGACCGGAGTGTTTCAAAGTTTTTCAGAAATGCAGGGTTGGTCGGATATAGACGTACATTCAGAGGCGGAAAAATTGCAGGGAAAAGAATTGCAAGCGTTTGAATTGAGAATGAAAGCGTATGAAATAGAAAATGCCACGGAACAACAGCTGGAACCCGAACCACAACCGGAACCGGAGGAAAAGAAAACCAAGACCGTAAAGAGAACCACACGAAAAACGGCAAAAACGGCGGAAAACAAGCCCGTCAAGGAAAAGAAAACCGCAAAACGTACAATTACACCAAAAAAAGAAAAAGTGGCTAAAATCGAAGAAAAACAGCCTAAAAAGCCGGAACCCGTGACAAAGAAAGATTTGTTGAATACTGAAATTGATATTTGATTATGAAAGGACGTATAAACATAAACAGACCAACCACCGGCATACAACGTGTTGTTTTGCCACGTGTTGGGTTTATCAAAGTAGGGTATAAGGAGAAAGCAACCAACGGAAAAGAATATCCAAAAAGTGTTGACTATTTTATTGCTAATGGAAAGTATGCCGGATTGTTTACCAAAGCATACGGCGAAAAGCCGCAAACTATTCAAATAATTTTCCCGGATGATTGCCCGGAAAAGGTATGTAACGAAATGTACGAATACCGGGACGATGACGGGCGACGCATAGCATACGGCGATGGGGAAACGTTCTTTGTATGGAACGGAAAACAATATGCACAATACAGTACAAAGGATTATCCTAATTTGATGGCAGGGGTTGCGGAAAAGCACCCAAACCGTGCCGTAAAGAATGGCGGCGACGGTTGGATTGTTACGTTGACCGTAACGTTTATTATTCCTTTGGTTCGTGGGGTTGCCGGGGTTTGGCAGTTCGTAACAAAGGGTACGGCGTCAACAATTCCAAATATCCGAGACACGTTCGACGCCATGTTGCAGGAACGGGGATTTGTTAAGGGTATAGTTTGGGATATGAACGTACAATTTGCCGTCTCTCAAAAGCCCGGCGACCGTTCCCGTTATCCGGTCGTTTCCATTGTTCCGAACGAAAGCGAGGGGAATTTGCGTAAAGTAACTGAAGCATTTAAGCCAATAAAATTGATAGAAGAATGAAGAAAATTATTTTGTTTTTAGTGATATCAGTAATGTGTGTAAGCGTGTATGCCCAAACTGTAGTAGAGGTTGAAACGTTGAAAGTAACAGACCTTGGGAACCAAAAATTGTGCGCTGCAAAGGTGAATGGGTGTATAGACCATTATTACATTATGCTTAAAACTAGTAATATATATCAAAAGTATATTACTGTTTACCTTGGGGATAAGGAGGAAGCTATAAGGTTACTCCGGTTTTTGTATGACTTAAATTCTAAGGGTGGAACCTATATACATCTGGAAAATAGGACTAACAACGTAGTTTCATGGAATAGATTAGGCTATTATACAGTATTCTCTGAGGGGAGGGCATTAAAAGGACATATAAGAAAGCAAAATATTAAGGGCTTTATCGCAGAATTAACCAATAATGTTTGACAATTCAAAAAAAACATCTATTTATGCAGCATAAACAAACGACTACCACCGTTTGCAAGATATTTGCTAATATTAGCACAAAGCCCGTTTCCCGGTGTGTGGTAGCCCGGATTACGGGCTTTTTCATTCTATGAACGAAAGAAGTTATTTAATTTTAGATTTAGTACGTTCAAACGAAAGTGAGGGAAATTTGTTTGCGGTAAAAGAAGCTTTTAAGCCCGTACAGTTGTTGGAATAAAAATAAAGTATTATATTTGTGGCGTAAAACGATCGACCGTTACCGATTGAAAGATATTTGCTAATTAGCTACAAAGCCCCTTTTAGATGTGTAACGGCTCTAATTGGGGCTTTTCTTTTTAAATTATGACTTACAATATTTTGATTGACCAAAGATTCGCCGTTGCAAATGAACTGACTATTGTTCAAACAACAACGCTTGCAGCGTGTATGACATTGCCAACGTGGACTAATACAATTACGGTTGATGGCATTGTTTGGTATCAATATTCAGAAACAAAAATGGTAGATGATTTTCCGTTGCTTTTTTCAATCCCTAAAAGAGTTTACAAAAACATTAAAGAACTTGCAGACAGAGGATTTATTGAGTTGAGTTCTTTTGGGAAAACAAAGTATCTAAGATTTACAGAAAAATGTAAAACATGGAACAGAAGCGAAACGGACTTTAATCAGTCCGAAAACGGACTACAAGACTATAATATTAATATACAGCAGTCCGAAAACGGACTAAACAACAGTCCGAAAACGGACTTTAATCAGTCCGAAAACGGACTACAAGACTATAATATTAATAATAATAATATTAATAATACTATAAAGAAAGATGCTAAAGCATCTAAAGAAAATCCGGACGGATTTTCACAAGCCGATTTTTCAAACGAAGAAAAAACAGTTAAAGCAAGTATTGTTTATGGGTTTACCCCGGAATTGTTGGACGTCAGAAAACAAGTAATTGATAAAGTTGATAATTACTTTGCAAAACTTGTATTCCCATTTGATAGCGATGAATTTAAACGGAACTTTTATATTTTGATGTGTCAACCGAAATGGAGAACGTCGCAAAAGAGTTTTTCAGCGATACAAGCAAATTTAAATGGATTAAGTAAATACCCGGAAGAATTTGCGCTGATTCTGATAAAAGAAAGCATTTCAAAAGGTTGGGCGGCGTTAGAATATGATTCAACCCCCGAAAAATACGAAAAATGGGAAAAAATGAAACGTTCCGTAAAGACAGAGCAGCAAAGAAGCAAAGAAATTGCGGATATGATGAAGTATTTAAACAATGATTTTGATTGATATGGGAGCAATTGAAAAAAAAGAAAATACGGCGTTAGAAATATATAATACCAAGCCCGGAACAAAAGCCATTGAAGTACGCCGTAGAATGATGCAATTGCCGGAGGTTGCCAAAGCATTAAACCCAGTTGAAAAATATGTTTTCGCAGCGTCAACAAAAACACCAATTGCGGAAATTGACGATGCAAAATTAGTTGAAAATCTTTCGTTGTTGTTTAAGCGTATAGCAATGGACGTTGGTTATATAATACCACAGAATGAAAATGATTGGAATTATATACAATCCCGGTTGTTGGATATTCTGAAACGTTATCACTCTGATATGACGTTGGCGGATATTAAGATAGCTTTTGAGTTGGCGACGACCGGGGAATTAGACGAATTTTTGCCGAAAGATAAACACGGGAACCCGGATAAAAATCATTATCAGCAATTCAATGCGGATTATCTTTCAAAGATATTGAACGCATACAAGCGAAAACAGAACGTCGTAATTGACAAAGCGTTTAAAGTATTGCCGGAACCAAAAGGCGAAATGACGCCGCAGCAAATACGGCAATTTGAGATACAAAGACAATGGCGGAACCGTTATATTTTCCTTTGCTACAAATACACCGGGAAATTAATATTGGGGCTAACTGATGATATGTTTTTGTATGAATGGTTGCAAAAATGCGGGTTGGCTGATGATGTACAAGTTAAAGAGGACGACCGAAAAGAAGCGTTTGCCCGGTATATGCAGCGTGTAGCCCGTGGAATGATAAACCAATATACAGCGTTTCAAGTTCGCCGAAAAGGAACCGAAAGCCCGGAAATTGATTTTACGGCGTTTGAGGTTGCCCGGAAAAAGGAGATTATAAAAGCATTTGACCGGATGATTTCCGAGGAAATGCAAGTTGATAACTACATGAAGTTTTAAATATGGAACTATTTATTGTTTGCTTTATAATTGGCGTAATAGGTTATTTTACAAAAGCGGGAGGTTATATATGGAAAAAAATATAAGAATTTCAGCAGTAGTGGGAATTGACCCGGGAAGCAATGGTGGTATTGTAACATGGCGCCCCAACCAAAATATAAAAGCAATGAAAATGCCAAAGGATTTAACAGAATTGCGTAATTATTTGGAGTATCTGAAAAGCATTTGTTCGCCGATCATTTTTCTGGAAAAATTGAGCGTGCGCCCGGATGATATAACGCCGGGTGCCGATGGCGTCAATATGGGAAAGTTGTACCGAATACAAAAGATGATGGCAAACTTTGAGCAGTTGAAAGCAATCATTTCAGTTTGCGATGTTCCGTTTGTTATGGCGCATCCTATGAAATGGCAAAACGAATTGAAGTTGCGGGCAAAGATAAGCCGGAAAAAGGAGGAAAAGAGCGAGCGAAAACGCAGATACAAAGAGATTGCCGGGAATTTGTACCCGGAATTGAAACCGACATTGTGGAACGCCGACGCCACGTTGATAATGCACTTTGGACGATACATTTTGCGCAACAACCCCGATTGGGTGCGTCAGAAATTACCAAGCAATATGCACGAACGTTTGTTTTAGCCACGTAGAGCGATTTTAATTCCAAAATGGATAAAATATACATGGAAGAAGAAAAAACCCCGCAAATCGAAAATCCGGGAAAAATAACGTTGGAAGAGTTCGCCGAGTTAATCCGGCAGATGCGTCATAATCAACGCAGATATTTTGCGCAGCGTCGCCCGGAAATATTAGCGACCTGCAAGAAATTGGAAAGCGAAGTTGATGCAATTGTTGCTAAAATAACAGATAAACAAATGAGGCTGTTTTGATTTATGCCCGGAATGTATAACGTTCCGGGTTTATTGTTTTTTTTTTTGAAAATAAAAATAATTTTCTTTTGTAATTACGAATTATACGTTATCTTTGCAGCATGAAACCAAAAGAAATATACTTAAAAGAGTTTGATTGTATAGTTACAGAAAATTGTAAGGTTATACAATTTGGGAAAGAAAAGCGAGCGTTTAAGGCGGGCTGTTATATGAACGTAAATTTAAAGATTGGAAATTCATACAAAAGTTTTCGATTACATAGGCTTATAGCATTAGCGTTTATTGAAAACCCGGAAAACAAAAAATATGTTGACCATATAGACGGTAATAAATTAAATAATAAAATAGAAAATTTGCGTTGGTGTACAGCAAATGAAAATATGAATTTTGGAAACTTTATAAAGAAAAAAAGAGAATATAAAGTTAAAAGAATTGACGCAAAAGGAAATGTTGAAATATTTAATGATGTATCAGATATATGTGTCAATAAATGGGAAAAATATGTTATACTACAATGTTGTAATGGAAAAAGAAAAACAGCATACGGGTATAAATGGGAATATGTAAAATAATATTGACCGCCGGGGGAAACCCCGGCACAAACCGAGAGCATTATGATAGTAAAGAAATTAGAATTGGTAAATTTCCAAGTAATTAAAGAGTTTAACGCAGATTTTGACGGTAACGTTTATTTCATTACCGGGGATAATGAGTTGGGAAAATCAACCGTATTAAAAGCAATTGGGGCTTTGTTGACCGGGAACCGTGACGCCGTATTGAAGAACGGAGAAAGCAAAGGTTTTGCAAAAATGATTGTCGGAGACGACGGCGAGGAATACGAGGTTGAATTGAAGTTTACAAAGGCAAACCCACGTGGCACGTTATCAATAAAATCAAAGACAACCGGAATGAAAAGTGATAACGTTTCTATGTTGCAAAAGATTTTCGGTTATACAGATTTTGACGCCGTGGAATTTTCCCGTTGGTCGGAAACCGCCGAGGGACGCAGAAAGCAAATTGAGGTTGTAAAGTCTTTGTTGCCGGAAGAAGTAAGAACAAGGATTGCCGAAATTGATACAACCGTTGCCGGGCTTAAAACAGAACGTACCGGAGTAAACCGAGATTTGAAAACCTACAAATCAATATCAGATGCAGCCGGGCAGGGATTGACAACGCAGGATTTGAAAACGTATGCCAAACCAAAGGACATTACGGAACTGATGAAAGAACAGCAGGAAAACGCAAAGTTGGTTGAGAAAGCAAAGGGCGTGCGTTTACGTATGGAAGAAAGAAAGGGGAGATTGGCAGAGATTCCGGGACGTTTGGCAGCCGCCAAAGATTCATACAATAAAGCAATTGAGGCGGCAAAGAAAGCAATGGAAGAAGCCGAAAAGACGTATAAACAAACCGTTTCGGTCGTTGAAGAAGAAAAGAAAGATTATGAGGGAAAAATAGCAAGTGCCGAAAAATGGTTAACAGATTATGAGGCTTTGAACCCGAATAATTTCGATACAGAAAAACAATTGAAAGAAGCCGAGGAACACAACAAAAAGGCTGCAAAGGTTGCCGATTATCTTTCAAAGAAAAAACAAGCAGACGACAAAAAAGCAGAAGCGGAAAAGATGGATTCAGAAATTGCGGAATTATCCGCCGAGCGTGAAAAACTTATTTCGTCGGCGAAATTGCCGATTTCCGGACTTTCGTTTAGTGATGATGGGTTAGTATTAAATGACGTCCCATTTGTCTCCGGAAAGGTTTCAGATTCGCAAATAATGGAGGTTGCCGCAAAACTGATTATTGCAAGTAACCCAACGGTTAAGGTATTCAGAATTGCGAGGGGCGAAAGTTTGGGACAAAAGAGATTGCAGGCAATTTTGGATTTGGCAAAAAAAGAGGGATTCCAAGGTTTTATTGAAAGTGTTGTAAGGGGACAGCAGGATTTAATTATTGAGGAATACACAGAAAACGAGTAATTAACCGGGGCGTCGGTTTCCCGGCGTCCCTTAAACAAAACAATATGGAAGTTAAAGAAATGACAATTTCGGACGTTTTGAAAACACCCGCTTTTTATAATAATCTGAAAGTGGTTATTTCCGATTTGGAAAACACCCGCAGAAAAGCCGGAATGATGGCGGACGCACCATTGAAGCGGCACCCGATAGACCGTTTGCAGGAACGAGGAGTTTTTGAACCGGGACAAATGACGGTATTGTATGCAAATGCAATGGATAAGAAGTTGCAGGGATATTCAAGCAGCGAAAGAAAGTTTATATTGGAAGTTGGCGGCGAAGCGTTTAATATTACAATGAAACGTTATATGTGGAGGTATAAAAATGAAAAGGCGTGAAATTTCAAGTAGTGGTAATATCGGTAATGATGGCAAATTACGAATGTATTTTGGAGAGTTGAACCAATTCTTTGCCATGCACAAAGGTAGCCGCATAATCGCCCGTTTTATTGTAGCGTCCCCCGGTTCGTCAGAGGCTTTGAAAGGTTATTATTTCAATTACGTTGTACCAATGTTTAGAACCGGAATTTGGGAGGCGGGCGAACGTCTGACAGAGGAACAAACCGAACGCCGATTGCGTGAGTTGTCCCCGGTTATGTATGAGCAGACCCCGGATATTAACACCGGGAAATATGAAACCCGGTTGCGGACAATTGCAGAGTTGAGCAATGCGGAATTGATAGAACATATTGAGCATTTGAAACAGATTGCCGCAGAGGAATACAACACGTTTATAGACGACCCAAGAAGCATTTAATATGAGGCATTATTCAGAATTAAGCCCGTTGGAAAAGAAAGCGAGAGAGGCAAGCGGGCGGATTAAATGTACGGATTGCCCAATATATAAATTATGCAAGACAAGCGAAATGTTTATTGATGCGTGCGATTTTATTTATTTGTCGGCATTTAAAACCGGGTATAATACCCGTAAAAAAGAAACAAGAAGATTAAAAAAGAAAAAATAATATGTTTTGCAAGTGTAACCAACCCCGTAAATGTTACCCGTTGAAAGATTGGCGGGTTATCCGGTACCAATATACGCCGCATGGATATAGCCGGGTTAAATGTTTGAAATGCGGTTGCGTGTGGATTACACGGGCAAATTATGTTGAACAAACGCCCAATAAAGACGGGCAAAAAAGATTTTTTTTATTATGAAAAAAGTAACATTGAAAGACAGCAAAGGAAATGAGATAAACGACATTATGAAAGATGTTTTGACGTTCGATTGTGAAACAACCGGGTTGCCCCCAAAGGGCGCAAAATGGGACGTTGATTTTGCGGAATTTCCAAATATTGTGCAATTGGCATGGGCGGTAAACGAAAAGGAACGTTCATTTATCATAAAGCCGGAGGGGTGGGAAATACCGGAGGCCTCAATTGAGGTACACGGAATTACAGCAGAGAGAGCAAACGCCGAGGGCGTCCCATTTGCTGACATTATAGACGAATTTTTGGAGGATTGCAAAAAAGCCCGTTTGTTGGTCGGACATAACATTTACTTTGATACGTCAATTGTAAAAGCAATGATATTGCGCATTATGGGTCGTGAATATTACGACGCAAAAGCGGAGGACGCATTGTTTAAGGGCAAACGAATTGATACGATGATGAAAACAATTAAATTTGTTGGCGCATTGTATGCAGACGGACGTCCGGGCAAATATCCGAAATTGGAGGAACTTTACAACAAGTGTTTCCCCGGCGAAACATTCCCGGCGCATGATGCGTTGGAGGACGTGAAAGCCTGCAAACGTTGTATTCCGGTTTTGGTGGAAAATGGTATTATAGAACTGAAACCAAAAGAATATCCGGCGGAACAATTGAAGTTTAACCCGGAACCGGAACCCGCAAAGACCAAAAAGGTAAAAAGGGAAGTTTTAGTTCACGACCCGAAACCGAGATTGGCACCGGATGCAGAGCCGGAAAACAAGGTTGCAAAATTGTTAAATGAAACAGACTTTTAAATTATGAACGAAAAAAAAAATGTGCATTGATTGCGTGGATTATCCGGTATGTTGTTTATCCGGTCGTTGTGCTGATGATGAACCGTGCGAGTATTTCCAAGAAGAAACCGACCCGGAGGAACCGGGAAACAATAAAGATTAAAAACTATGAGCGAAAAAAAACAAAATGTTATGCCGATTCCTACAAAGGAAAAGTTTGCATTATCGAAAGTGAAGTTGTTGAAAGATGGCGGGTTAGACGTACATTATGAAGTAACGGAAGTTGTCGGAAATGAGAGTTACACGAACAAATACCATGTATTGAGTGCAAAAGACATACACCCGGATTTGCGTCATTTGTTTAATGATTTGCGCCCGATTATGGGACGTGTATTCAACATAACGTCATTTAAAACCATGATGGCAACGCCGGAGTTTAAAGCAACAAAGAAACAAACAGATATTGCAGCCGCATTTGCGGAAGAATGTTTGGACAATATAGAGGTTAGGGGCGTTTCTTTGTCCGGGCAAGATGATAACGTAGGCGTCGTTTTAACCGGATTGTTTACCGTATCAAACAATCAGAAAACAGCAATCAACACCCCACGAATGAAATACAACGTTGAAACGTTCGGTTTTGAGGAAGATTTGGAAAACATTGTTTGCGATATTGAAAACGAGGTTTACGAATTTCTGTTTGAGGGCAAAAAGGCGCAAATGGATTTGTTCGGGGCTGATGGGGAACCAACCCCGTTAGTTTACGTAAATGATGCAGACAACGAAAATGAAAATGATATGTTCCCGGAAATGGCAGACCCGGCGGACGATACAGACAATATGTAATGGAGCCAATATTGTTGACCGAGCGTTGCGAATATGAATATTGTGTTGCACGTGGTTACGAGCCGTTATTGGATATTCGTAATTTTCGGTTAGATATACGGTTGCGTGTTGAGTTACAACGGGAAGTGTTCGGGAATTGCGTTTTAGGACGTGGCGACATTCCCGTTGCCAACCAACGGTTTTTCCGGTGGGTTTGGGAGCATAAGCCGCACAGATGCGAGGAAACGTTGCGACCTTTGCACAATTTTTCGGCAACGTATTGTTCCCATATATTAACCCGTGGGGCATATCCGGAAATGGCGCATGACCCAAGGAATATTAATATACTTTGCTTTGAAATGCACAACCGTTGGGAGAATGGCGACCGTGAGAAAATGCGAATATATCCGGGCAACGTCCGGATTATTGAATTGCTTAAAAACGAATACAGAAGTTTGAAAATATGAGGACGAAAAAAAGAACACCCGATTACGGGGCAATTTCCCGCCGTTCAATCCAAAATGATTTTAAAAGGGTACAAAGGTACCCGGAAAGGGAGAAACGCCCGCAAATCGAAAATCCGCCCGAAATAAATGCAGAAAGACGGGTTTTGTTTGTTAGTGAAAATTCAGCATATTACCGATACCGTTCTTTTTTCGTCGGTAAATTGGTAAGACTAATAAAACAATCAAACGTCGGCGGTTGGATAGTTGGATTTGTTTACGATGACGACCGGAAAGCGATAAATCATGCCGCCGGATGGTCGGATATGAAAAAAGAATATTTGTTGGATGGCGTAAAATTTAAGTAGATGAAAATCAAAAAACAAACCGGATATAAAATTGTATTTTATACGTTCGTGGCGTTAACGGTTGCGTCATACATTTGGACGTTATGGAGTATTGGAAGTTGGATTTTTAAAGCTATATTTCTATGAGTGTAAACAAAGTTATTTTAATGGGTAACGTCGGAAAAGACCCGGAGTATAAAGATTTCGACAACGGCGGTTCGGTTGCGCAATTCACGTTGGCGACAACTGACAGAGCATTTAAAACGGCAAATGGTACAGAAGTACCGGAGCGCACCGAATGGCACAATATTGTTTTGCAAAATGGATTGGCAAAGGTTGCAAAAGAGTATGTAAAAAAGGGCGATAAACTTTATATTGAGGGGAAAATAAGAACCCGCAGTTATGAGGACAACAACGGCGTCAAAAGATACATTACAGAAGTTTACGGGTTTAATATGGAGATGTTGTCGCCAAAGAAAGACGGACAAACAACGCAGCAGGGAGGCGCACCAACACCGCCGCCGCCAATTCCCGACCAAGACAAAGATGATTTGCCATTTTGAGAATGAGGAACGAAATTAAAATTCAAATCCCGGAGGGTTCCCGGCTGATTGGGACACGGACAAAGGGGCGAACGGTTATTGTTTCTTTTGAATACAATAAGGAGGACGCAGCCGTTCCGGAGCCGGAACCGATACGACCAATTGGTTTTGCCCATTACAAGGAACCCGCCGGGAAAGATAAAAAATAAAGTTATGCAGTTTAATAGCAAAGAATATGACCCCGAAAAACACGACCGTTGGCGTGCTTTGACCGTAAAACAGCCATACGCAAATGATTTGGTAGCGGAGGCGTACAAGGATGAAAACGGTATTGTTTACGGGGAAAAGACAATTGAAGTTCGGAGCAAAAACACGTCATACCGTGGCGACGTGCTGATATGTTCCGCAGCGTCCCCGGTTTATCCGGGAATGGAAAGCGGCGTTACGTTGGGATTGGTTGAGTTGTACGACGTGAAGCCGATAAAAGAGTTTACGCCGGAGGATTGGGAAAACACCCGGATTCCAAAGGAAAAGAGGGCAAAAATAACAAAGGGTTTCGGATGGATGATGCGCAACCCAAGACGTGTTGTTGAAATGCCAATTAAGGGGCAATTGGGTATCTATAATCTCGTATATACCAAGGGCGAAATAATACAATACCCCCGGAAAATGGTAATTGACAAAAAGAGTTGGGAACAGATAAAAAAACAGATAGAGAAATGAAAACAATCGGATTCCATATTGGACGTATCGGGTTTTATTTGTATCTGCAAAGTTTGTGGAAGTATAAGCAATTTTATTTGACGCCCGGAGTTATGGTTGAGGGCGTAAAAGGACATGACGTTTATTTAGATATTGAAATTAAATTGCTTTGTTTTTCCGTTGGTTTCCGGCTGATATGGATAAAAACCAAAAGAAATTATTAACTTTGTAATGTAAAATACTAAAAACGTGAGCGATGAAAGAGATAACAAAAATATTGCCATTAAATGAGGCGGCAAAGTTTCAAAAATCCGCAGACAAATATGATTGCACAATTACGGAATTGGCGGTAATGGGAGCAGGGAAAGCAAGAATTTCAATTTCCGGAACAGAGGAAAATTTGGATTTGTTGGTTAGTTCGATAGAAAATGAGAATAAAGAAACCACAACCGTTAGACCCCGATAGGCAATACAGCCCCGGAGAACGTGCAGTTTACCGGGGTATGGTAATAATTGCGGAAAGATGGGTTAAACCGTCTGATAAACTGATTGAAAAGGTTGGCAAATTTGTATGTTTGAGTAGATGCGCATGTTGCGTTATCCATAAAGACGATTGCCCGGCGGTTGGGCTTAAATGTTACAGAACAAGCCGGAGCGATAACAAAGTAATATATTTCAGAAAATTGTATAACATAACAGAAAAAAAGCGATGAAAAAGATATTTCAATTAATAGTATCAATCCCGCACGATAAATTATTGCATATTATAGCGGGAATGATTGTTGTAATGTTGGTTTTGCGTTTGGTTTCATTTATCGGGATTCCGGGAATGATTGCACGTATTATCGCATTGATAGCAGTAATTTTAACCGGGGTATTGCGTGAGGTTTACAACAAAAAACACGGAGGCGTATTTGATAAAAAAGATTTGTACGCCACAATTTCCGGAGGACTGATTGTTTTATTATTAACCGTTTATTAATTGGATATGGAAAAAAGAAGTTTTATTCCGTTTGATGCGGAAACGTTTTTGATGATTGAAGATGTAACGGGAACAGAACCGGAAGTTACAGAGAAAGAAAATTACTTTGAACTTAAAATGTACGCCCCGGACAAAGAGGAAAGAATAATTGAAGCCGCAATATATGCAGTTCAAGGCAGATACGGAAAAAGAATAAAAGACGTAAGGACGATTAAAGAACAAAACCTTTTGCGTGGTGCAATATTCTTTGTTGAATACGAAAAAGGGGCGGGAAATTTGCCAAATGAGTTGCGCACAAATTTAGGTATGCCGGACGAAACCGCCGGGGATATTTATTGCCGCCGATTGTTAGAAGTTCGTGCATTACCCGTAAAGCGTGATAATTGGGAAAAATTGCAGATTTTTACCGGAGGCGGAACAATGCAGATTCCGAGAACGCCCGGAGGTTTGGCGGTTTATTCATTCCCGACCGAAAACGGCGTAATATTGGACGTACCGGAGGGAAATTTTATTGTATTGCCACCGGACGGAAAATTTGGCAAAATGGATATGCAAACGTTTATGGCTAATTTTGAAGAAAAAGACGCCAATACCGCCGGATTGACCTTTGACGAAAAGAGATTGTTTGAAAAGATGAATAAACTTTTCGGCAAAAACTTTCAAATGAGATTTTTAAAACTTACAGAGGAATACCACGAATTGTTTGTTGTTGCTGATGATATGTTGGTAAATGGAATAATACCGGAAAACACGTCGGAAATTATAGACGAGTTAGCAGATTTGAACGCCGTATTGTTCCATATTGCAGCATTGTTTGGATATTCCCAAAAAGAATTGCAGGAAATGGCATATACTAAAATTGCAGGACGTGAGAAAAACCCGGAATTTATGCGCAAACACCCACACAACAAACCGGAAAGCCCGGTTTGCGGTAATATGCAGCAGGAAACCGGCGAACAATACAAACATTTTGAGAACCGTTTTAACAAAAGACTATGACAAACGAAGAAAAAGAAGAATTAAGAAAAAAAGCGTTGTTCCTTACAAATACGGCGTATCTTTTGGCGGACATGGCACATACATGCGTTTTTTACGCTGATGATAAATTAAACCATTTAGGCAAATGCTTTGAAAAGGGCGAAAAAATGAGATTCAAAAAAGCCGCAAAGTTGACAAAAGAAGCATTTAAAGCCGTCAAGGAAATAACGGAACCATTGTATAATATTACCGACGTTGATAATGCGTGTATTGATAGCGATTATCTTTTGGAAGTTATTCAGTTGGTAATAAACAGAACCGACGAAACCGAGGAAAGCAAAACGGCGATGTTGGAATACATAAAGAAGTTACCACAAATTGAACATATAGAAGTTTAAGCGTATGAAAAAAGATTTTAAACAAGAACTAACCGAACTTATTAATAAGCACAGTTTAGAAAAGGAAATGAGAGATACCCCGGATTTTATTTTGGCACAAGTTTGTATTGATGCAATGGCGGTATTTTCGGAAGCAATCGCCCGCCGTGACGAATGGCACGAATTCAGAAAGGCAGACGAAAAGAGTTCGCAGGATGCAAAACACAATTACCCGGATGATTGCAATATTTGCAAAGACCGTTTTAAATGTGCTGACTTTATGAGAACGCAACCAATTGCAAATCTGATTCAGCGTTTCAAGACGACAACGGACAAAGAGGAAAAAACAGCAATCGCCGGATTGCTAAAACAGATAAACGCCGATGCGTCGGGAAAGCCTCAAAATGATATACCGGAAGAAGTAAAAGAAGTTGCCGGAAAGTTGGCAAAGGCTTTTGGCGCATGTGTTGAGATACACCGTATTGAGATACCGGAAAAGAAACGTAAGTTTAGAAAGAAACCAAGAAAGGAGCAAGGCAATGAAACCCGTTGAATTTCCCGGCGTGAATGTAGTATTTGCAAAAGACCAACCGGAATACATGCCGTTACCTGCAATGAAAATCCCCAATGACCCGCAGGGGCTTATAATTACCAAATGGCAGTTATCCCCGGAAGAATTGGAGAGAGTAAAAGAAACCGGAACAATACATTTGTCTATGCTGACGTTTAACCAACCATTGCAACCCGTATTGTTAACCGTAGATTTACCAACAGAAAAATAAAAAGTCATGGATAAAGAAACATACATAAAAAGGATTGCAGAATTAAACCATATAAGGGAAAAGGCTTTGGAGTACAACGAAAAGGAAAAAGCCAAAGCGGATGAAAGCTACATAAAAGAAAATTGTCCGTTTAAAATTGGGGATAGAGTGAAACAAGGTGAAAATATTGGCACAATTGAAGAAATAAGAGTTGACAATGACGGAAAGTTTGAATATACCATACGAAAGGAAAAGAAAGACGGCACCCCGTCAAAAATATGCTTTAAAACCTTTTCATGGTATAGAAATAATGTAGAAAAGGCATAATAAACGCCCCGGAATTATAACCGGGGCTTTGCCGTTTAGGTACCGGAATGAAAGAAAGCCAAAATTAGCCCCATAGAACGACGATAATTCAAAAGACAATAAAAGTATCAAGTAACAAACGAAACCCGCTTAAAACGAAAATTCCCCGAAAACAACAAGCAAAGGGAAAGAAACGTTTGAGAGGAAAGCAAAGCGAAAGACTTTGCTGTTATAAAAAGGTTGGAAAATGGAAGCAAGTAAAAGACAAAGGGGCGGACGCCCGAAAATGTGCAAAAGGACGAAAGACCAAAGGGAATTTGATTTGTCGTTTTGCTCAAATCTGTTTTTGCGTGGTTACACGTACAAAGAGATTTCCGAAAGACTGAATGAAGAAAACGCCCGGCGTGGGGTCGGTTACACAATCAGTAAACAGATGGTTTATTGGGATATGCAACAATTGCTTATTGAGTGGAAACGTGAGCGTATGGATAATATAGACGATTACGTTACGCAGGAATTGCGAAAGTTGGATAAAATGGAGGTTGAATTGTGGGAGGCGTGGGAACGTTCCAAGACCGGGAAAACGAGAGAGAAAAACAGACAGAACGCAAAGCCCCGTAAAGTTTTGGAGGATGGCGATAACCCGGAATATTACGGGTATGAGGAAACCACAACGGAAACGTCCGCCGGGAACCCCCGGTTTTTGGATTTGCTTTTGAATGTGCAGCAACGCCGGGCAAAGATGTTGGGATTTGATGCACCAATTAAAGTTGAGATTCCGGGAATAGAAAAAAGCATAAACGGCGATGCACCGCAATACGATGTATCAGCAATCCCGGAGGATTTATTGTTTGCGGTTGCTGATAAACTACAAACAGCAGAATATAAAAAACAATTAGCAGAGAAAGGAGTAATTGACGATGGCACGAACAACAAAGAATAATATCAAGAAAAAAGACGAACCGAAACCCGTACACACGTGCGGCGAATGTGGTTGGGGTAAATTCTATTATGAACATTCAAATTTAGATATGGCCGGGAACCCGATTTGTTTAAAATGCCCGTTTGTCGAAAATCACAGTATGATACGTTCGGAAAAAGCGTGCGACAAATGGAAAATGAAACATTAAATTGGTCGTTTTTTAAGATTTCCGGTTTTTAAGTCAGAAAAAATACGGGGGTAAGACAAAAATATATGGTATATTTTTAAGAATTAAACAAAATGGATAAAGAACAATTACTTAAAATGTACGCCGCACTAAAAAACAATCCCGGGGAATTAGTAAAAGCGGCGTCACGCAATAGGCTGATAAACTTTGCCCGGTATATGCAACCGGATTTAGCATTGGAACCGTTTCACGTCGTTTATTATACGTTGTTGGATAAATTCGCCCACGGCGAAATAAAGAAAATGATTGTGCAAATGCCCCCTCAACATGGTAAGGAAATATCCGATAATCAGATAGTTGCTACCACTAAAGGGATAAAAAAACATGGTGATTTAATTGTAGGGGATTACGTGTTTGGTAGGGATGGAACCCCGGTTAAAGTATTATGGGTGTCAGAAAAAACAAGAAGCGAATATGTCGTTTCTTTTTCTGATGGGGCAAAGATAGAATGTCATGGTAATCACGAATGGACGGTGTATAATAGATTTCGACAGAAAGAGGAAACTATAGAAACGAAACATATGGCATCCTCCACAATATATAATGGAGATGGAAAAAGAGGAAGCCGATATAAATACCAAGTAGATAGCAATGTTTGCGTAATGTTTGATAGTCGGAATGTAGATTTAGACCCATACGTTTTAGGAGCGTGGCTAGGAGATGGGGATAGCTCATGTGGGATTATACACATTGGCAATAATGATGTTGAAATAATAGGGAATAGTACATATAAGTTCAAAGAAAGTAAGGGCACGACAACACGTAAGTTTTACAGCCCAAAATTGAATATTTTACTAAAAAATAATGGACTAATTAAGAATAAACACGTACCGGATATGTATAAATACAATTCAGTTGAAGTTCGCAAGAATGTGATTGCTGGATTAATTGATACAGATGGGTATGTGTATCACAGAAACGGACGTATAACCATATCCAACACAAACAAGCGGATTATAGACGATGCAGCATTTATATTACGCTCATTAGGTCAGTCTGTAGTTGTGTGTGAATTCAAACCTAGGGTTAGTAGTAGCGGAATAGTAGGGAAGAAGATAGTATATCAACTCTGTTTTAATCCTACAATGACTTTTCCGACAAAAGTAAAACGTAAGAAGATAACGAAATTGTCTATAAATAAGAAGCGTGCTATTGTTTCTATTGAACGAAAGGAGGGATTGGGTTATGGTAATTGCATCCAAGTAGATGGGGGTATCTATCTGGTTGGAGATACGTTTATTCCTACGCATAATAGTGAGGGGTCGAGCCGAAAGTTGCCCGCTTTTATGTTAGGATTGAACCCGGACACAAAAATTTGTATTGGTTCGTATGCTGCAACGATTGCGAGAGATTTTAATCGTGATGTTCAAAGAATAATTGATACGCCAAGTTACCGGGAATTGTTCCCGGAAACGTATTTGAACGGTTCCAACGTCGTAACAATGGCTAATACGTATTTACGAAATTCTGACGTCATAGAAATGGTTGGGCGTAAGGGTTTGTTGCGTGTTGTCGGTCGTGGCGGTTCTTTGACGTCAAAAACGGTTGATGTATCTATTTTGGACGATGTTTACAAAGATTATGCCGAGGGCAACAGCCCGATTGTACGTAATGCGGCGTGGAAATGGTACACGACCGTTGTACGTACCCGTTTGCATAATGATTCCCAAGAATTAATTGTGTTTACCCGTTGGCATGATGATGATTTGATTGGACGTATTGAAAAAAGCGGGGAAACCGTAATTGAGATTAAAAGTTGGGACGATGTAAAGAACATTCCGGCGGGCGCATGGGTACGCATTAACTTTGAGGGATTGAAAACCGGGGAGCCAACAGAGATTGACCCACGGGAACCGGGGGCGGCGTTATGGGATAGACGACACAGCCGGGCAAAATTGGAGGGACAAAGAGCGTTAGACCCCGTACAATTTCAATGTTTGTATCAAGGCAACCCCGGAAACGCAGAGGGTAAATTGTACCGGAACCCGTTCCGAACATACGTTGACAAATCCGAATGGGGGACGTATGTACGTAGTGGCAATTACACAGACGTTGCAGACGAGGGCGATGACTTTACATTTTCGGCATGTTATGACGTTTACAAATCCGGTAATGAGGCATGGAACGAGCAAAAGAAACGGTTTGAACCGATTCTGTATGCGCTAATTACTGACATGGTATTTACGCAGGAAAACACGGAAATAACAGCCGTTACCGTCCCGGAAATGATAAACAGATGCGGAACGCAAAAAGCATGGATTGAAAGTAACAACGGCGGTTCCGGATTTGAAAAGGTTATAAGAAAAAAACTAAAAGCAGTAACAGAACCATTTTATCAAGGGGCAAACAAGGAAAGCCGAATTATAACAAATTCAGCGATGGTAAATGCACAAATAATAATGCCGATTGGATGGGAACAGCGTTTTCCAAAGATACACGAACATTTGACCGGGTTTTTGCGTGATTTTCCTGCAAATGCCCATGACGACCCGGAGGACGGATTGACCGGAATATACGAAAAAGAGTTGGCGGACGGCGATACACGACCATACAGCCAAGCAACAAGGGGCGTTAAACGTCGTAACTAACAATTTATTCCATATACGCAAGAGTTTAACGGGAAAATATTATAACTTTGCAAAAGATAAATGGGGTAAAGAGTTAGCCCCGGAGATAGTAAAACGAGTTTTAAATATTAAAATTTTAGGATTATGATTTGTAAGTGTCCGACGGGTACGGCTTTGCCCGATATTCCCGTAAGTAATTGCCCGGAAAGTTTTGGGCAGATTCAGAAAGTAGCATTTCAAAGATTGTACAAAAGCACCGGAGAAAAAAATTCATTTAAAACCGATGCAGGTATTGAAAAAAAAGCGTCGTGGACGCCGTTGTTGTCGGCTGACGATGATACAAAGATTGTTATTTCCCCATACATTCAAGCCCCGACAGCAGAAGCAGGCGCAGCAAGAACGTTTGGAGGTGGTAACGAAACATTGGGAGGCGTTGAGGAAATTGTGGGACGTGAGCCAACGCCATTTACCGGGGTTATGCGAAAGTTGCCACAGAAAATTATCAAGGCTTTGAAAGAATTGCAGTGCGAAAGTTGGGGCGACAATTTGGGCGTTTATCTGTTTGACGAAAACGGCGCAATTGGAGCAATTCAAGACGCAAAAACAGCAACAACCCATTATCCGATTCCAATACGTTCTTTGTTTATCGGCGATAAAACATTGGGCGGATATGAGGCACCGGATAGCAACAATATTCAATGGGCATTTTTGCCGAATTGGTCGGATGATTTGGCAATTATTGTTCCGGAGGATTTCAACCCGCTAACAGATTTAAAAGCGGCACCATAGCAATAAGGGGGTTGGTTATGGGAAAGACAACAAAAGTTTTATTGGTTTGTCCCCAACACAATATGAAACGAGAATTTGAGATAACGCACGCCGAACGTTTGTTGATGATGGGAAACAACGGCGGTTGGCAGTTGCCGGAAAACTCAAATTTTGAATTTAGCAAAGATTATGGGATTAGGTATAAACGACATAAAAAAACAGATAACGGAGCAAAAGAAAGGGGCGACGATTAACCGTGCGATTGTACACCAACAGCGCATTAAGTTTCACGCCGAAACCTTTGTTGCGCCGTATATCAGTCAACCGTTAACGGATTTTCTGAATTTCGTTTCAAACCTTATACCCGACGATAAGTTTAAAATTTTCAAAACTCTTTTCCGTTACCCCGTTAAGACCAACGAGGTAACGGGAATTTGCTTTGATAAGTTGAGCCGAATTTTTGACGGTCGTAACCCGGCGTTCAATTATCAGTTTATGGAGAGCGGACAAAGGGACGATTGGGAGTATTATAGACAGAACGTTTTAAGGGAGCCGGAAATTTGGAGTTCTAAAGGGTGGGAATATTTCAAAACCGAAATTAACAGCGTTCTAATTGTGGATTTGCCAACGGAGCAAGACGCCGCCGATAAATACCCCCGTCCGTATTTCTATTGGTTGCCAATTGAGCAGGTAATAACGTTTGATGCAGACCCGGTAACGGGCGTTATGCGATGGATAATTTTCAAGCAGGACGACAAACGTATTGCAGTAATTGACGATGAGAGATACCGGGTATTTACGGAGAAAGACGGGAATATTGGCGATTTGCTGATTGACAGCCCCCACGATTTAGGTTATACCCCCGCCCGTTTCTTTTGGAATGAGGCAATAAGTTTGAGGGAACCCGATGTTAAGGCATCGCCATTGACCGAGCAGTTGGAAAGCATGGATTGGTATCTGTTTTATCATATATCAAAACGGCATTTGGATATGTACGGTTCATATCCTATTTATTCCGGCTATGAACAAAGTTGCGATTTCAGCAACGCAGAAAATGGCGATTATTGCGACGGCGGGTTTTTGAAAGACAAACAAGGACGTTACAAGTTAGACCAAGCCGGGATATTAGAGCGTTGCCCGAAATGTGGCGACAAACGAATTGCCGGGGTTGGTTCTTTTGTTGAAATACCCGTTCCCGATGGCGACAAACAACCGGATTTGCGCAACCCGGTTCAGATGTTGACCGTTGACCGTAATAGTTTGGATTATAATGTTGCCGAGGAAGAGCGATTGCGCAACAATATTATCACGTCTATTGTCGGAACGAATGAGGAAATAACAACACGGGACGCATTGAATGAACAACAGATAAAAGCAAATTTTGAGAGCCAAAGCACAATTTTAAACCGGGTAAAGAAAGGATTTGAGGCGGCGCAACAATTCGTTGATGAAACGGTTTGCCGATTGAGGTACGGCAATTTGTTTGTTTCTGCAAAAATCAATTTAGGCACGGAATTTTATATTTACGATGCAATGGAGTTGCGGGAACGTTACAAGTTAGCAAAGGAAACCGGAGCAAGTGAGGCAGAATTGGACGCAATGCAAAACCAAATTATCGAAACGGAGTACCGGAACGACTCGACCCAATTACAACGTATGTTAGTGTTGGCAGAATTGGAGCCGTACCGACATTTAACCCGTGCCGAGGTATTAAATTTATATGGGCAACAGATAATTAGCGAACCGGAATTGCGTGTAAAACTGAATTTTGCTAATTTTGTTCGCAGATTTGAGCGAGAAAATACAAATATTTTGGAATTTGGAACGCAAATACCATTTTCCGAGAAAATAAAAGTAATAACTAATAAATTTTACGAGTATGCAAGTGAGAACAGAGGAGGGGCAAATTAAAGACGTCAATATTTTAGACGTTACCCCGGAAAATTTTATTGTACCAAAGGGCGAGGAAGATTGTTATCATTGCCGAATTGAGGTTAAGAAATTCAACAAAGACACGGGCGAAAGAATTTCAAAACCACGTATGCAGGTTTTCGGCAAAAAGTTCTTTGAATCTTTTGGGTTGCACAATTTGAGAAAGCAGGGTTTTACCGTTGATGTAATGCACGACCCGAACAAATGGTTGCAGGAAAACGAGGCTAAATTGGAGGCAGAAAAACAGAAGAAAGCCGAAGCCGGTGCAAAAGCCAAAGCAGAGGCAGCAGAGGCAGAGAAAAAAGCAATGAAAGAAGCTATGAAAGCCGAAATTCTTGCAGAACTGAAAGCCGAGGGATTGTTAGCAACGGCGGCAAAGCTGGGAAGAAAATCAAAGGAAACACCGGAGGCAAAGCAGGATGCGCCGGAAACAAACGAATAAGTTAAACCAAAAAATTATAAAGATATGGCACAGATTGCACAGCAGGACAATTTGATTGTTACAAGTACGAAACCAATTGCGACGATAGACGAAGCCGCAAAAAAGAAATTGAAAGAATGTATTGAAGCCGGAACGATTAACGATGTTATTGTAGTAACACCGGAAACGGCAAAAGTAACAAACAAATCAAAGGTATTGGCATGGTCGAAAGACGTAACAACACCGCAGGCACCAACATATAAGGTTGCGTTGGTAGATTGCAATACCGGAGCGTTGAGCGTATTTAGTTTGAGTTAATAATAAAAGGGTAATATTATGGCATTAACAAGAGAAATTTTGGTAGCGAATGCGGCTTTGTCCGGTTTGACTGACGAACAGATTAACGCAATTACAACGTTATCACAGAATGACGAAAATAGTGTAATAGCAAAGAAAACCGGGGAAATTTACGGCAATTTGGATGTGGATATTTTGGCAGCGTCCGGAGTTGAGAAAAACGGAACTGAAAAAACATACGATTACGCAAAACGTGTGTTGGGAGATTTTAAGACAAAAGCGGAAAGCGTTACCGGGTTGGAATCACAGATTGCAACATTGACAAAAGAGAAAACCCGTTTGGAAAAAGTAATTGCCGACGGTGGAGCAGATGCAGAAACCGCAAAGCAATTAAAGCAGGCAAAAGCAGATTTGGCAAACGTTACAACTCAATATACAGAGTTGAACAAAAAGTTTGAGGCAGAAAAAGAAAACCACGCCAAAGAGTTGTTCGGCATTAAGATAGACAACGAATTGCAAACAGCGTCCGCAGGGCTTAAATTTAAGGCAGGTTTGCCGGAAAGTGTAACAAAGGTTATTTTGCAGCAGGCTAACGATAAAATCAAGGGAATGAACCCGGAATATATCGACGATGGCAAAGGCGGCAAAATTTTGGCGTTTAAGGACGAAACCGGGGCGATTATGAGAAACCCGAACAATCAGTTAAACCCATTTACGCCGGGCGAGTTGTTAACCCGTGAATTGGACGCAATGGGAATAATTGACAAAGGACGCCAACAGCCGGGAGGCGGAACAATCCCGCCGGGAGGTAGAGGCGCAGGCGGTAGCGTAGTAATTGACGTTGCAGGATGCAAAACACGTGTTGAAGCATACGACGCAATTAGTAACAATCTGATGGCGCAGGGAATGACCGCAGGTTCCAAAGAGTTTGAGGATGCAATGGCGCAAGCATGGAAAGACAACAATATTGCAGCATTGCCGGAGAGATAAAACAACCACGGGTAAAGGGTAAACCCGCATTAATAACAATTTAAAATAAAACATTATGAGTTTAATTGCAACAAGATTACAGAATTGGCGAGTTCAGAACCCGGAATTTGACCGCAATATGACCCGCCCGTGTGAGTATGGCGCATTGGATTTCTTTATTGAGCAAACCAACGCCGCAAATTCCATTATTAACCCAAAGTTGAGGGAAAGGGCGTTTGCCTCAATGGGTAATACCGTGCAAATCCCGGTTATCAATTACGATGGCGATGTTACCGTTGGCAACGTCCGTTCATGTGTAATTGAGGACGATGAAAATACGTCCGCACTTTATACCGTTGTGTGGGCAACATACACAATCGGTTTTACTATGGTTCCGGCGGCTTATACGAACAATGAAATTTCGTATGAACACGACTTTTACCGTAAAATGGAAAAATATACACGTGCGTTGGCTGATGCGTTAGACAAAGGCGCAATTGCAGCGTTGGAAGCACAGAAAACGCAGGTATTGAAAGACAAATTGAATTATGACTTTTCCGGTAACGTTATCAAGGTTAAAAAGGAAATGGCAACCGAAATTTTGGGCGACATTGACCCAATTATGAGAGCCAATTGTTACCCACGTATGCCGCATATCGTTTGCAACGCCGGAATCGAAAGTTTGGTTCGCAAGTTGGCGCAGCATGGAGCGACAAACGACGTAAACAAACAGTTGGAATACGCCGGAAAGAAATTCCATTACACAAACAACGTGACAAACGAAGTAAGCCAAAATGGAACATTCTTTGCTGTTGAAGATGGTAACGTTGGCGTGTTAACCCGTGTTGACCGTGAAGCATTGCGCCGTACACGTGCCAATTTCCATGAATGGGATGTTGTACGTTTGCCGATGATTGATTTGCCAGTTGGTTCACATTACTATACTTCGGTTGGCGACCAAAGTGCAACAGTAGGAGCAGCAACAGAGGATTTGACTTGCGCCGTTAAGGAGTATTTCGGATTTAGTGTTGATGTTGCCTTTTTGGTTGCTTATAACAGTGACCCAACAAAGGTTGCAAATCCGATTATCAAAGCGCAGATTGCAGCACGTGACCAAAACGAACCTTTGGGTATACCTGTATATGTTACCAACGCCGCAGCATTTCCCGCCGGAGGTGCGAGCGCATAACGCCGGAGCATAACGAATTATTTAACCGAGGGGACGGGGTGGTTATCCCCGCCCCCTTATTTATTGCAATCTTAATTCCTAATATGGGAAATAAATGGGCGTTTTTATGATAAGAATAAATGAAATATGCGAAGCGTTAAAAAATGTGTGCGGGTGGGAGCAATCATACGACCCGGCAAAGGCGATAGACGACAATTTAACGCAGACGGAAAGTGGGTTGTATTTTCAAGGTGCGCACCCGCTTTTGACGTTAGATAATATGCAGGCAATAATGCCGGACGATTGGGGGCTACAATATCCGGAATGGAATTTGATTTTGCCGTATAAAGCCGGGCAAAAAGTAAAGCATAACAATATATTTTGGATTGCTAAAATAGATAATACCGGGCAGGAACCGACGGCGAGCGATTTTAACGAAGATTACAGCCGGGACGATTACGGAAACCCGTATTGGCGACCATACAACATTTTTTCTGACTTTTTGGAAAGACTGACATTAAACGGAATTGCAACCGTTGTTCAGACTTTTACACAGATTAAGCAGTTGGAAAAGGAAACCCGCAATTTATTGGAAAGAAAAACGTTTTTTGATGGTTCCGGCAGAATCCGGGCTACAATTCAAAATACCCATAAATTAGTAGGATTTGAAATTGTTCCGGTTCGTAGTATGGGGGTAACAACCAAAATTGAGAAAATCGGGCTACAAATGACCGGAGCGACCGGAAAGGTAAGAATGTATTTATTTCATTCGTCGCAGATTGACCCGGTAAAAACATTCGATTTGGATTTTACCGTTACAAATGGCGGCTTTCAATGGTTCCCGTTGACCGATTGTTATTTGCCGTATATCAGCGACGCAAACAACGCCGGGGGTTCATGGTTTCTTTGCTATAATCAAGACGAATTACCCGCCGGGATGGAAGCAATAAACGTATCTAAGGATTGGAGCCGGGAGCCGTGCGGAACGTGCAACATTGGTTCCATCGAAACATGGCGAGAAATGACAAAGTATTTGCAGGTTTCCCCGTTTAAGGTTGACGCCCCGGAAACATTCGAGCAATACCCGGAATTATGGGACGTGGCTTATACTATGTACACAAATACCCACAATTACGGGCTAAATTGCGAAATAACGGTTGGTTGCGATTTGACCGACTTTATTATTTCGCAACGGCAGATGTTCCAAACCGTTATTCAAAGGCAGGTTGCGGCAATAGGTTTGCGAACGTTAGCAATGAACCCCAACGTAAGGGTTAACCGCAATCAATCAAACGCAACCCGGATGGATATTTTGTATGAGTTGGACGGCAACACGTCCGGCGTTCGTCCCGGCGGTTTAGGTTACGACCTTAAAAAGTCTTATGAGGCGTTGCAAATAGATACGCAAGGGTTAGACCGTATCTGTTTAGCCTGCAATAACCGTGGGGTAAGATACAGAACCGTGTAATTATATAATTCAAAGGGAAAGTTGTATATAATTTCATGTAAAAGTTGTATTTATGAAACGGATAACCGATTTGCGAAAAAGGGTTGCGGATTTCAACGAGGCTTTGACGTCCGGGCGGATAATACAAAACATTATATGGGACAATGAGGCATATATAGTTGATTTGAACGCCGAGGAACAATTGTTTGAACAAGGTATTAACCGTTTGGGCATCGAAATTTCGGATTATGCACCATACAGCCCCGTAACAATCGCAATTAAAGAGGCTAAGGGACAGCCGACAAACCGGGTAACGTTACGGGATGAGGGAGATTTTGAAAGTAGTTTTTATTTAGAGGTTGGCGACAAACAATTTGAAATTAAAGCGTCTGACTTTAAAACAGAGGATTTAATAAAAAAATACGGTCGTCAAATATTGGGTTTAACCGACGAAAATATTTCAATATTGATTTGGAAATATATTTTCCCGGATTTAATGGCAGAAACAAAAAAACAAATTTATGGCAAATAATGTAAAAGCCCCGGTTATTGACAACCCGGAATTGTTAGACCGGATAATTGGAAACATGCAAAACGGATTAGTTGATAATTTGCCGTGGTTGGATTATGCGTTTGGCAGGGCGGAAAGACTTGTTAAAATGAACGCAAACCAAAAACGCTATTATACGCCAAACGTGTATTCCGGGAAAAACGAATATATGGAAGTTTGCCCCGATGCGGGTATTGGTAATTTCTGTTTCTTTTGGGTTGACGACCCGCAAAATATCAGTTGGGAACCCGGAGTTGATATTGGCATAAAAACGGCGTTTTCGATTATCTTTTGGTTTGATTACAGAAAGATATACAACGATGCAAGCACACGCAACAAAGAGGATTTGAAGCGGCAAATATTGGACGTTTTGAACGGCGGTTTTTTGGTGCGAAATGGAAGTTACAGAATAAACAAAGTGTACGAATTGGCGGAAAACATTTACAGGGGCTTTTCGTTGGATGAAATAGAAAACCAATTTTTAATGCACCCGTTCGGCGGATTCCGGTTTGAGGGCGAATTGAGTATTGGAGAAACATGTAAATTGTAGTATATGGAACATTTTATTTATAACATTATTGTTGTCGCATTAATAGCGGCTTTTGTGCTGACGTTATTACGCAAATGGGGCGTCATTGAATGGGTACAGATTCACGGGAACGATTTCTTTTCAAAGATGTTTAATTGCGATTTCTGTTTGTCGTGGTGGGCGTGCGTTTTGATTTGTTTCTTTGCGTTGATATTTACCGGGAACCCCGCATTTTTGGGCGTTCCCTTTTGTAGTACAATGATAACACGTGTTTTATTATGAAGAATGTACAAATAAAAGGAATGAACGTTGAGTTGTATGATAGTATAGACGAATTGCCGATGTTGCGTTTCCACAAGTATAACAAAATGCTTTTGGTTGACGCCGGGGTTGGTTCTGATTTATCGGATTTTGACCGACATATTGAAAAGGTAATACGTTATTTGAACAGCCCAACGCCAAACATGGCAACCGTTGAGTTGGAAAATATGCGCCAAAACATATATTTCATTCAATCCGAGGTTTCCCCCCGGCATTTGGCTTTTGCCGTGTTGGTTAAATCAATAAATGGTAAACCCCGAAATGATTTGTCAGATGATGGATTGCAACAAACAATGAGTCTTTTTAAAGACGTTGCAAATTCAGAGATAACCGCCCATTTGGAAGCGGTTAAAAAAAAAATAGACGATGAATTGCGTTTGTATTTTCCCCGGTTGTTCGATGATGCGACATTGAAAGAGTATTACGATAAATTGAAACAAAGAACGATTGTTGTATTACGCACAATAATAGACGGTCGGGCAACCGAGGCGGACGCAAAAGAGATTGACGACATTACGGCGGAGTTGATAACCTATTTCAACCCGCAGACGTTTACCGGGTCGGAAAGCGTGGAAATTAGGCATGACAGACAATTTGAAAATATGTGTTTGATATTGTCCCAAAATTTGCATGTTGACCCAAAGAAATTTACCGTTTTGGAATATTACAACGCATTTGAGTATATCAAGGAACAAGCCAAAAAAGCAAACAAGCAAAAAAAGGCAAAATAAGGCGATTTCCGGCGTTTTTATTTTTAGGCGATAAATTACACACTTGAGAAAAGAAAATGCAACAGACGGGGGAATTTCCCGTAAATAACTTAACAATCGGCGTATGGCAGATAATAACAACCCAATCAAATATTCGGATTTAATAAGCCCGGATAATTCGATTACAGATTTGATAAAACAATTGGATGAACTTTCGGACACATATACAAATGCGCTGAAAAATATCAAAGCCGAAGCAATACAATTGGCGGAGATTCTGAAAAAGGTTTCCGGCGCAACGGAGGACGGGCGAAAGACAACCAAAAAAGCCGCAGACGATGCGGAACGTTTGGCACGTGCGCAACGTGATTTGGCGTTTGCAGAAAGCGAGAACGCCAAAAAGTTAGCCGAGTTAAAATTGGCACAGCAGGAAGCGAACCAAATTAATAAACTGATTGTGAAAATAAATCAATCCGCCGAGGGTAGTTATAACCGTTTATCGGCGCAATATTCATTGAATAAGATTTATTTAAACAACATGACTAAAGCCGAACGGGAAAACACCGAGGAGGGGCGAAAATTGGTTGCACAAACCAAAGAAATATACGAAGAAATGAAACGTTTGCAGGAAGCAACCGGGAAATTTCAATTGAACGTCGGAAATTATACGGAGGCGTCCGACGCAATTATTGCGTATGGCGACAAATTAAAAGAAACGTTAGGTTTAAATAGCGCATTTGGCGAAAGTCTTTTGGCGTTAGGACGTGGCGGGGCTGAAAGTAAAGCCGTTTTTACAGCTATTGGCGATGGGGCAAAAGCATTGGGAAAAACTTTGTTGGGATTACTTTCAAACCCGGTTTTTTTGGCGATTGCCGGAATTACGGCGGCGGGTGCGGCGTTTAAATGGTGGTACGATTATAACGCCGGGTTAGTTGAGGCAACGAGATTGACGCAACAATTTACCGGGAAAAGTGGCGATGATTTGAAAGCGTTTAGAAATGAGGTGCAAGCCGTTGCCGATTCATTCAACGCAGATTTCCGGGAAACATTGATTGCAACAAACGCATTATCAAAACAATTTGGTATTTCTGCAAATGAGGCATTGCAATTGGTTAAGGATGGGTTTTTAGCCGGAGGCGATGCGAACGGGGAATTTTTAGACACGTTGAAAGAATACCCGGCATATTTCAAAGAGGCGGGAATATCAGCAGACCAATTTGTTGCAATTGTTACCCAAACAAACAAAATGGGTATCTTTTCAGACAAAGGCGTTGACGCAATTAAGGAGGCAAATTTGCGTTTGCGTGAAATGACGACGGCGACGGCGGCGGCTTTGGACGGTATCGGTATTTCGTCGGAACAAGTTCAAAAAGATTTGCAGACCGGAACCAAAACAACGTTCGATGTTATACAAGACGTTTCCGCAAAATTGGCAGAATTGCCGGATAATGCGGCAACGGTCGGGGCTGCAATTGCAGATATATTCGGGGGGCCCGGAGAGGACGCCGGATTGCAGTATTTGCGCACGTTGAAAGATATTTCAACAAACATGGATGAAGTAAAAGGGAAAGCCGGAGTTTTGGCGCAATTGCAGGAGGAACAATTGCAAAGCCAAATTGAGTTGCAAAACGCATTATCCGGGTTGTTTGACGCAACCGGAGGGAATTTTGAAACGTTGACAACGCAGGCAAAAGTTTTTGTTAACCAAGGATTGACGGCGATAATAAAAGGGGTTATTGATGTTGTCAATTACTTTATTGAGTTGTACAATGAAAGTGTTTTGATACGTGCCATTTGGAACGGTATAGTTGCCGGATTTAAAACCACATTTGACACGTTGGGAAATTTGTTTGGATTCTTTATTGATATTGTCAAAGCAACCGGAACCGCATTAAAGGGAGCGTTTACGTTGGATTTTGACGACGTTAAAAAAGGGTTGTCAGATTATGCAGCCGCATACGGAAATTTGGTAAAAGCACAAGTAAAGGACATTACCCAAAATTTCAAAGAGGGGTTGGATGATATGCAAAAGAAAATAAAGCCGATAACAATCCCCGTTTCCGTAGGAGATACGCCAAAAGAACCGACCGGGAACAAACCCGTAACAACACAGGACCCAACCGTAACGCCGAGGGGTAAAAGCGATGCGGAAAAGGCAGCAGAACAGCAAGCAAAACAAATTGAGGCGGCATATAAAAAGAATTTGGAAGCAACCCGAAAATTGCAGGATGCACAATTGCAGTTGGAAACCGACGAATGGGCAAAGCGTCGCCAACAAACGCAATATCAGTATTCCCGCCAAATTGAGGATTTACAACACCAATTGCAGACCGAAAAGGATTTGAACGAAACCGGACGCCAAGCGATAAACGCCACAATTACGGCGTTGGAACAGCAACAAACCGAGGCATTATTGAAAATCGAACAAGACCGACAATTGCAGGAATTGGCGTTGCAGAAAGAAAGCATTGAATTACGTTTGCAAGCAGTCAAAAAGGGAAGCGAGCAGGAAAGACAATTGCGGATGCAGTTGTTGGAAAACGAAAGACAAACCGCATTATTACAGAACCAACAGAAACCGACCGGGCAACAGCAAGACGCCGGGGCGATTAATGCAAGTTTTGACGCAAAGGGAGCCGGAATTGCGGACGAATATTTGCAAGCGCAATTACAGATATTCGACCAACAACAAGCGTTGGCACAATCGGAGTTTGATTTGTTGAGAAATTCAGAAGCCCGGAAAACTCAATTCCGTTTGCAAGCAGAAAAGGAACGTTTGCAAAAGGTTTTAGAATTAAATCAGCAAGCCGCCAATAAATTGTCTGATGTTGAGGTACAAACAATTCAAAACACTATTAAAAAAATAGACCAAGAAATTGAGCAATCCAAAGGGGAGGAACGAGGAACAGACATTTACGGTTTGTTTGGGCTTAATTTGGACGACGACCAAAAAGAGGCAATTAATACGTCTATGCAATACGCATTGGATGCGTTAAATACATTCACGGCGGCACGTGTTGCCGCAGCAGATGCAGCCGTTGAGCAAGCGGATAAAGAGGTTTCCGCCGCACAATCGGCGTTGGATGCAGAATTGGAAGCAAGGGCAAACGGGTACGCCAATAATGTTGTACAAGCGCAAAAGGAGTTGGATTTGGCAAAGAAAAACCAAGAAAAAGCGTTGAAAGAACAACAGAAAGCGCAAAAACAGCAGGCAGCAATACAAACATTGCAGCAAATCGGAAACATGGTAACAGCAACGGCGCTGATATGGTCGCAATTAGGTTTCCCGTTTGCAATACCTGCAATTGCCGTAATGTGGGCGAGTTTTGCAGCGTCTAAAATCAAGGCGGCGCAATTGGCAAAACAGACCGGAGGAACCGGAGGAACGGAAACATACGGCGACGGTACCGTTGAACTTTTGGAGGGCGGTTCGCACCAAAGCGGAAATGATATTGATTTAGGAACGAAACCGGACGGAACCCGCCGACGTGCCGAGGGAGGCGAATTTTTCGCCGTGATAAATAAACGAAGTTCACGCCGTTTCAGAAAGATAATACCGGACGTTATCAATTCGCTAAACAATGGTACATTTGCACACAAGTATTTAAAATCCTATTCAGACGGCGACGGTTTGACGTTAAACGTTACCGGACAAAGCCCGGATTTACGCAATTTGTCGGATGATGTAAGGGAAATTAAGGAACAGAACCGACAACGGGTTTACGTGGATGGCGACGGAAATACGATTGAAAGTTACAAGAATTTGAAACGTAAAATAAAAAGACTATGACACCAAAATATAGATTCTTTTTGCAGATAGGGGAGGACGGAACCAAACAAACCGTCCGCCCCAATTATAAGGATGATTTAACGTTGGATTATGAGTTGGAAACAAATCAAAGGTTTTACCGGGCTAAATTGTCCGGTAAAATAAACTTTGTCCGTGCTGATTACGATATTATCAATAACGCCCCGTTTGATTCTGAATTTTTCCTATATATCGAAAAAAGCGATGATTGGGGACAAACATACAATCAATACTATAAAGCAAAGTTTATGAAAACGGATTGTACGTTTAATGATGATGATAAATTGGTTACGGTACAGCCGGAAACAATAGACCAATACAACGACGTTTTGGCAGGATTGGAAAAGGAATACAATTTAATTGAGTTGGCCCCACAAATCGAATTTCTTACAATAAGAAAACGCCCATTGATACAAATATACGTTCCCGGAGATAGTATTGTTTCGTGCTTTTTGGGCGGCACGAATTGGGAACAAGACGCAAACGCCACGACTGACCAAAACGCATTAATACAAACCTATCATTTTGCACTATGTAATATTTTGAAAGAAATACAAATTACGTCGCAAGGTTCCCCGGCGGTAATATCCGGGCTTTATAGTGGGCGGATGTTGACGGGTGTAAGTCCTGATGAATTTATGGGAGATTTATACCCGGAATTAAATGTAAATTATTA